TCTTCACCACCCCAAACAGAAATAGAATCTAAGGCTGGGTAATTTTTCTGAATATATGTTTCGTAATCTTTAAATGTAACTAATCTATTTTGTGTTGCAAATTGTGAAGCTGAACTTTGTTTGATTTCATCAACACCTTCCCTATCAGAACCACCAGCAGCTGGATCAATAACATTAACAGTAAAGTTACTTAAACCATTTAATGTAGCAGTTGGAATAATAACATCAACACCATTAGCTAGAGAACCATTTGTTACAAGATACGTCATCGTAACAATAGAACCATCATCTATCTTTTTACCAATAGTATTATCACCAAAATAAATTTGAAACTTACCACTTCTATGTTCTTGTAAAAAATAAACTTCTGATTCAGCAGTAACGTCTAAGATATCTGTTACTTTATTGTATACTGTAGTTTGTGTATTTGCCGATGATGGCTTAACAGATATTTTAATTGTATTTGTATCAACATTGGCATCAGGAATCACAAATGTTTGTTTTGGATTTGAAGAATTATCTTGTGTATATTGATACGTTACCAATTGTCCTTCATAGAAATTAATGTCTTCAAAGAAATAATTACTTCCACTTTTTGTCACAGTAACATCATCTAATAAAACAAAATTGTAATTTGAATTATCAATTTGATTTGAGGAAAAAGAAAATCCTCTTGGCATCGTAATGCTGTCTGATACGGTTGAACCACTATCGAGTACAACATTACAAGTAATTCTAGGTGATGTTATAGAGTATGGTGTATAACCCAATGTCTTTGCATGTGATACAACTGAATCTCTTAAAATAGCAGAATCTAAAAATGATTCATTAGCTACCATGTTCAAATAGTATGCGTTGTAATGCGTGTTGTACGCCAATATGTCTAATAGTACACTAAAACCAGACCCTTCAAAATCGTAGTCTGAAAATTGTGATTGTTGCTTTAAAAAAGACTTTAGATTTTGTTTGATTGAATCAAAGTCTAATTCAGCAATTTCTAAACGGTTTGTTGCCATTATCTTGCCCGTTCAAGGAAAAATTTAATTGTTACTGGATCTGTTCTGTTAACTATGTAGAATTCAAGATTTATACTATAACCATTTTTGTCGAAATCTGGTATTAGTTGTATTTTTGAAATTGAAACCCGTGGTTCAAAGTTGCCAACAACTGTTTCTATTTCTCTTTCCAGAGTTGCAGAAGTTACATTGTCCATAGGCTCAAATAACAATCGTCTGAGATTGCTGCCAATGTCTGGCCTGAATGGTTTCTCATAATGGCCTAACAACATCAGATTTTTTATAGAGTTTATAACAGCATATTCACCAATATGCTTATTGATATCTTTTTTAATAGGATGCACTTTAAACGATAAGTCTAAGTCCCTATATTCTCTCGAAATATTTGAATTTGTTATTGCCATATTCTATTTATAAGTTGTTTTTGAGTTTATCTGTGCCAACAAGCTTATCTATTAGATGTAAAGAAACTTTAGACAATGAGTTGAATTTTGAAATTTGATTAAATTTATTCATTGTAGAAATAGAATTTCTGAAGAAATTTATGTCGTGATTGTATCTATTGTTGATTAAATTGTAACATTCTGTAATATCATTTGTAATTGTAGTAATCAAACCAGCTGACAAATTCGTAGAGTATGTTGTTACTGGATTTTCACCACCAGTAGTTTCTACAATAATACTGGTTGCAACTCTTTTAGCACCATCATTGATTTTAATCACTAAAACACCCAATTCATCACCAATAAACAAGCTTGTGAAAGCGCCTAACGCAGCTGAAGCATCTTCAACACCATCGTATCGATTTGTCAGTTGCATCATATATTCACCAATTGCCATACCACTATTGAAGTCTGGAAAAGCAGAACTTGTAGAAGCAGTCACACCAGAAATGTTATTCGTGTGTGGTATAAAAAACTCAATAATTCCTTTAGTGTGTGTAGTGACGATTGGTGGATTTTCAGCATCTCCAGTTGTTGTATCAAAACCAGCTAAACCACCAGCTGCAGTTGTTATAGCGGATAGTGCGGCAACTGGTTTTGAAGCAGTATACATTGTGTTAGCTGCATTTCTAATTTCTTGTGAAATTTCTAACATTGGATTTTTAAAATATCCATTAATGTCGTCATTAGCAACAGCATCAAATTGCCATTTTTTGTATGGTGAAGGAGTTTTGATTAGACTCTTATTCAAATTACCATATGGGTCCAAAGCTTCGTTGAACTTTTCGTTACTAAAATTTAATCCTAAATTATCTATAAGTCTTGTCATAATTATCTCACAATGCTAATGTTGTAAATGAACCGGTAACAATTGCGTGGCCACAAGTTTCAATATCACCCATGTGAACTACTGGACACCCATTAAAAAATACTGTTGTTGGTGCTGGTAAAACAAAACCAGGAAAAATAAATGGTCCGTGTGGATGTGGAGTTGACATTGAACCAGTTATTAAAGCTGGTCTACCATTTGCAATAATATTTGGATGAGGAAATCCATGAACTCCACCACCCCAATTAACATCACCCAAGCAAGCTATTGGTCTCATACTCCTCCTCCTATATTTTCTGTTAATTCACCAGAATCTTGAATTGCTCTGTTTGTTAATGGGGCAACTTTTGCTTGATTTTCTGCATAGTAGTCTCTCCAAGAAGTTTGTATTCCATCTGCAATTGCTGCTTTAACATCATCTAAACTGCCACCATTGAGTCTAACCTCAAGAGCTGAACCAGCAACTTTATCTATAACATCATCTTTGTTTTGAAACACCCATTCATCAGCAACTTTGTTTGCATTTTTACCTAAATTATCAGTTAATGAATTTGCATTCTCTTTAATTAAATCGACATAACCATCATATGTAGTCGATAAATTATCTTTTATTGTTTGAACAATTTCTGTATTCTTTATGCTACCACTTATTCTTCCAGAAACATCATCTGTTGTTGTTTTTATTAATCCAGTAACAGTAGCTGCAGCTTGTGATGGTATATTTTGTGCTCGTTGTACCAATTCAGTACCGGTTGAAACAATACTTTGAGCGGCCGCCAGTTTTTCTTTTAGTGAACTTGTATCACTGGATAACACACCAAAATTACCTTCTAAGCTAGTTAGATTTTCTTTAAGTGGACCAGTTATACTATCTACAGATCCTTGTAGTTTGTCTGAAATGTTATCTGAAATACTACCAAGTTGTTCTTTAACATTATCAATCATGCTTCCAGCGGCTGCAGTTGCATTGTCAACAATGTTACCAACCAAGTCTTGATTTGCAGCTATTGCGGCATCAAGGTCTCCAAATTCATCAAAGTTTACATCAAAATTGTCTAAATTATTTGATATTGTATCCAAACTTGAACTTACTGCATCAGACACGTTTGTTGCAACATCACTTAATTGGTCAGTTAAAGCACCTGGATCTATGTCTATACCACCAAAATCGGCAGTAATATCATCTAATCCGCCAAACAAATCATCACTAAACTCAATATCAACCGCATCTGTAGCTGCATCTGCAAAATCTATATCGGCACCAACATCACCACCAATTGGAACACCAATCAAATTAATCATGGCACCATTAATGTTTGTAATACCACCACTCATATTTAATACACCTGTCCCACTTACTGACGTTATTGCTTTGCCACTAATTGTTGTCATTAATCCACTAACTTTAGTTTGAGATAACATACCACCTAAAGAAGTGGAAACCTGGCCAGTTAATGAAGCTGATGTTCCTTTAGCTGAGAATGTTTGACTAGCATTTAAACTAATACTTGAAGCACTAACACTAAACGAGTCAGCCGCTTTAAATGAAATGTTCTTATTGGATTCAAAACTAATATTGCCATCGACAATAACTTTCATATTGCCTTTAACATACAAACTATAATTACCACCAATAGTGTCGTTCTTGTTTTTTACAATTTTAAATGCACCAGAACCGTCTGCCTGCAATTCAATATAACTGCCTTCTCTGTGATATAACTGCACTCTTTCTTTTTTAGGAGTATCATCAAATTCCATCACATGACCAGATTCGGATTCATATACGTTATTGTATGGATACTTTGTAGCGTAAGTTGTATCTAATTCAAACGGTCCAACTTTATTTTTCTTTTTAGTTTCAACAATCGTTTTGTTAATACTGTCAGTATCATTTCTTGCAAGTCTTGATGTTGTCGGTTCATCCAAAACTCTAGGATAGTTTGTTGCAGTTTCTCCTGGTTTAACAGGCGCATTCTTTAATTGTGTTTCACTTCTTGGATCATTAAAACCTTGTTGCGGATTAGCTGCAGTCAAAGGAATGCCAGGTAAAACACCCATCATAACTGGTTCTTGTGCGTTATCACCATCAATAAAAAATCCAATTACCATATCACCTTCTTTAGGAGCATATGGATTAGTATTGTTTAAAGGCGTCATTTGTTGAGCCCATGGTAAACTCTTAGTTGGTAATTCACTCTTATTTGGTGAATGCCAACCAACAATTCTAACCCTACATCTTCCTAATTTTAAAGGATCTTGTCTATCTTCAACAATACCCATCCACCAAATAAAACCATTTAGGCCTGCAAAATCTTTACTCATTTAAAAATATTCCCCATAATCTATTGATGATTCTTTAAATTCTGAACTGGTTGATGGTGTGTATGGTTTATCACTTGAGTCTCTTGCGACTTCAACGATGGTTTCATGTTTATCATATTTTATAATATGTCTTGTACCAATAATAATATATTTACCATACAATGTTCTATCATAGTTATCTCCACCAGAACAATATCCACCACTATCATAAACAGCTCGAGTTGGTATTTTTAGAAACAAACTAAAACCAGAACTTACTGCAAAATTTCCAGGTAAAACTATACGAACTCTTTGTTGTAATAAATTCGTTAAAATAGCTTTCCTTTGAAAGACAAAATTGTGTGTGTCTTCTAAAGTATTAATTGATTGCGGATCATTCTTCTTTATATATTCACTATATTTTTGACCCTCACTAAAGTTATATACAGTCTTTCTAGACCCATAAGCTTCATATGACAATTGATTGTTTCTATTTAAAACACCACCTGGCAAATTTGGTGTATCATTACCATGTTTAATTTTGTCTTGTATATCTGAGAATGAAAAGTTTTTACTTTCTACTTTTCTGCAAATAGGATCAAAACCAATAAATTGACCAGCAGAAACACCAGATTGTGTAGAATCAATCAAATCATATTGTGAAATAATCCTAACATCTCTTGCACCTGTTAACTCATCAGCAATAGAATCAGATATATTTTTAGGATCAAAATTCACAGAAAAGATTTCATCAGCTTCTGCTAAAGTTGAAATTGAACAAAAGTTAAATCCGTTTTTATTTTGAAAAAATAAGAAATCTGGAACATATTTTTCATTTGTTGCTCTTTTTGACATCCATTCAATAGCTTCTAAAGGTGCTAAATTTGGAACAACAAATTCTTTTATGCCGTATGAGTAATTATAAAAAGCACTTGAGAATGCATTATATGGAACTTTCAATTTGTCTTGCAATATCTTAACTGCAATTTCTGTATATGTTCCGGTATAATGTTGATTTAATGTTTGTTGTGAAGATAAAATATATTCATCAGATACAAAATGCAAAATATACATCTCACTGGTTTGATTAATATTTTTTCTTTCTGATTGTTTAAAGATTCTGAAAGATTTTTTAAACCTCAACTCATCAGCATCTTTACCAATATCCATTTGTATAAATTCACTGCCATCAAAGAACAACTTACTTGATAAACCAATAGCATCAGTAATTAAAATATTACCAGAAATGCAAGGTTGTAGAACAGAATCAAATATGTTCAGTTCTTGAAATAGACCTTTAATGTCTAGTTTACCACCTTTGGTTACTATCGTGAGCTCGTTTAACGCAAACTCAGTTGTTTGTGCAATACTAAATGGCATATTTAATTAGTGCTTGTTC